CCATATCAATCTTCCCAAGCCAAATCTTGTGACATAATTTTTTTAATTTTTTGTTTTCATCATCTGAATAATCATTAATGATTTTCATCATCTCAGGATTACTATTAATAATCCTCATCATCTCTTTATTAATCATTTCATCTACCTGCCTTTCGCAATTCTTTATTCATATATTCCCCGAAAGACAATGCAGAATTCATAACTTTAATATGTTTAGTTTCTCTTTTACATTTTGGACACTTACAATATCTATCATGTCGATTTCTTTCTCCTTGTTGAAAACTCATAGTCTCTACCATAGGAATTAAACAGTTTCTACATATCACCATAATTAATCCTCCAAAATATCATTAGCCATTTTCCAATATTCCGTTCTACCCTTATAATCATCGCTAGTGACTTTACTAAGTTCCAATTTTATCTTCTCAATGTTGTATCCTTTGACTATCGCATCTTGCATAACCTGAACATACCTTATACACTGCTTTATTCGTTTATGTTTATCACGAATATCATCAAGCAAATATCCTATTTTTGCCACTTTATGGGCTTGTGGTTTCTTACCATCGTGTACTTTCTTATACTTCTCTAATGCATGATTAATATCACTTTCTGCACTATCACACTTTGATAGTTCAGTATTTAATAAATTTTTATATGTAATAAGTTGATTGTCGTCCCAGCCTGCTAACCCTAAGATAGAATTGGCTTCTAATTCAATCTTATCTAATAAAGCATAATCAAAATTACCTTCATCTCCTGTATAAACATTTGCATTTCCTCTATAATAAAGAGATTTATCAGATTTCTGTCCTGTATCCACATCAATAAGATTATATTTCTTAATCCATGAATATTTCTTTCTACTGTTCTGTACTAACGACCTTGCTTGTTTGTAAGTAAACCTCTTAGCCATAGAACTCGAAGTCGTTATCATATACTCACCTAATTTCATAGGATTTTCCATAACATAATTCTTTCCATCTGTTAATATAAACAAAACAACACTCCTCTCTGATTTTTGGCGCACTTTAATAAGCCTTGGAAATACCAAAGAAAAATTAAAAATGCTATTAAATTGTGATAAAAAATTGGAAATTTTGCTGATATGCAATTGACTTTTATAACTATTACTATGTATAATTTGAATGCATACTGATTATTTCCCCAAGAAATAGATTTTGTATGTTGCTTGACTAGCCAGCTACCAACTTTCTAGTCAAGCATTTTTTATTTCCTCTTCCATTATATTACTCCAAACATACGTTTGTGTCAATATAAAACCAAACAAATATTCGAATAAATTATCTTAACAGAATGTCATGCATAATTCCTCTTTTAATAATATTCTCTATATCCTGTTCGGTATTGAATAGCTGCATATGAGGAAGATAAGTATCTGTTTTTGATTTCCTTACTAATAAACATCCATCATCGGGTGTAGCAATCTTTTTTGTCGAAGTATTGTTGTCAAAATTCATTGTTAAGATAACTATATTTTTAGGATTTTTACCTTCGGCTTTTAATTTTTGCAACCTGTCAATGGCTTCGTCAATACTTGTATAATCATAGGTTTCTGTCTTCATGATATTCTCTCCTCTCATTTATATCATAGCCAAACTAATTTTCATCGCTTCCATAACCTTTAAATTATCTTCGTTTGATAATTCACCAATTTTAAATTGAATCCGATCTTTATCAATCGTTGTAATCTGCTCTAATGCCACAACAGAATCATATTTCAACCCATTAAGTTCATCCTTATGTATTAGTACATGAGTTGGTAATTCTCTTTTGGACTTTGTAGTTACAATAGCAATTATAGTGGTAGGGCTAAACTTATTACCAATATCATTCTGTAATATAAGTACTGGTCTTCTACCACTCTGTTCTGAACCTTTAGAATCATATTTAGTTATATCAGCGAAATATATTTCACCACGTTTAATTTCCACTATGTTAGCCCTCCTTTCTCTGTTTGTTCCTTTGATATTTTGTATTATATACTTCACTATATATATTGTCAAGTATTATTACAATTATTTTTTATATTTATTTTTTCTTTTATATATGGTACTCTATGTATATAGGAGGATTACATTCATGAAATTATCTATTCAAAACAAATTAAAAGAAAAAAATATGACACGTTACGAACTGGCTAAAAAAATAGGCGTAACATATCCAACGATTGACAAAATCTACAAAGGTGAATCAACTTCAATTAAATTTGATATTTTAGAGGCAATTTGTAAAGAACTTAATTGTTCGCCACTCGAAATATTAGATACTGATGACTATCAAATGAAGCGATTACTAACCTATGCAACTGAAATTAATAAAGCAAGTAAGAATAAGGACGACACAAATTAATCTGTATCGTCCTTTACATATTACATACTTTCTAACACATCTTTCATTCCCACTGCACCATTAGCATAATTATTAACTGTTGTATTCACACTACTATGTCCAAGCTGTTGCTGCACGAATGCAAGATTTCCATTCTGATTCATTACACTGGCATAATAATGTCGCATCATATGTGGAGTAATACCATTTCCATAATTTTCAAATATCTGTTTAATATTTCTTTCTGTTGTACGAGTTCCGTTTTTATTTACAAACACAGCTTCCGTATCTACAATATTATCTAAGGTGCTTCTATATTCTAGCCATTCTCTTAATGCTTTTAAAGCAGATCCACTAAGATATACCGTTCTATTTTGCATTTCTCTGTACACACCTTTACCAAGAATGGTAATGTATGGCATTTCTTCATCTAAATGTAAATCAGATAAATCTAAGCCAGCAAGTTCAGATTCTCTTATTCCAGTTCCTCTTAACACACGAAAGATAGCAATATTCCTATTCCTTACTGGAATATCCTTTTTCCACATTATTTTTTCTTCCATATCATTAAGCTGTTTTTCTGTTGGAAATTTTTTAGTTAAATTGTTTCCAGATGGAATCCCCTTATATGTTACATCTTTGAAGAATTTATCTTTAATTTCAGTTCCCTTTACTCTACTCATATAATCCCAAAAGCTACTTATCATATGTTTTCTGGTTTCCAATGTAGTTGGTGACATACCATTCTGTTCTTTAGTTTTCAAATATAATGTAATATCCTCTGCCATAATATCGGTAAAATCCGATGGCTCAATATCTGAAATATTTGTTTTGTCAATAAGTTTTTCTTCAATAAACCAATTGAGTAAATCTACAATAACTCCAAGATAATTCAACGCACCTGCCTTACTATCTATTTTAACAGTGAAATATTTTCTCATATATATAGGGAGATTTAACTCATCCAACTTCCTGTTAAGCTTTTCAGCATTTTTGTTTTGTACTTCTATTTTGTAACACATATTCATCAACCTCTCTTTCATATTTGTCTATGTAATAATTCTCTCTTTTTATCTTCGCAGCCTCAAAAATTTCTTCATAAGAGTCACAAAATCTTACTTCGATACACTTCGTTACCTCTCCACACTTCAAACAATATAAATCTTTAACATGTTTTTGTTCTCTTTGTTTTTGTCTTTGGATTCCTCTAGCCAACATATTTTCATTCATACATTTCATACATATGAATCTGCTTGCATGTTTTGGATTTCCATTCTTATATCTACTCAAAAATTATTCACCTCATTTCCGCAATAAAAAAAGAAGCAGACAATTTCTGCTTCCTTATAATTAATATTTATTATTTCTTTCTTTTACTTTATCAATTATTTCTTCTCTATGATCTTTATAGTATTGATCTGAAATTTCCTTTACATGTATTTTATGTGCTTTCTCAGAACATTCTTCTGAACAATATGTTCTTCTAAGTGTTTCAAATTTTTTGCCACAAATAGGACAGATTTTAATTATTGGTGTATTCGATTCCTTACTATATCTTCTTTTATTCGAATTTTCATCTTGTCGTTTCTTTTTTTCTATTTTACATTGTTCACTACATTCATTTATTCCATGGTAACTTGTAAACCTCTTACCACAAATAACACAATCTCTAATTCTTGGCATTTTTCCCTCATTTCAAATCAGTCTTTTTTATACTTATCTATAATCGGTTTAAAAAATCTATCTTCTGCATCTTTTCTTGCTTTTTCTGCATCTTCAATTTTTTTAAATTTACCGAGACTATAATTCTTTCCTTGAAATCCAATTTGAGCAACCCATAATTTTCTGGTTTTGTCAAAAGAAACTCCTTTTATACCTGAAGTATTATTTTTTGAAACTTTTTGAGTTAAAGTTTGTACAATCGTTCCATCGACCTGTGTACGCTTTTTTCTATTTTCATTTAATGTTTTCCCATCTCTATGATTTCCACAAGTACCAACTTCTTTTGCTTTAGATACAGTTCTGTTACATATTCTTCCGCATTTTAAGCATTTACATTTCCATATAACTTTTCCGTTTTTATAACCAGATGGCTCTAAAAATAATAAATCTTTTACGATTTTTCCAGTCATATTTATTTTTCTTTTACAACCACAAGATTTTGACTTTCCTGAAATTAATTTTCCTCTGTTGATTGTTCTAATTGTTCCACAAACACATTGACATGTGTAATACTTATTATATGACGAATCTGTTTTATCTGACAAAGCAAGCACAGTCCAATCACCAAATTTATCACCTATATTTATTTCCATATAATTACTTTCCTCTTGAAAACAATCTTCAACTGTCTTTATTTTACCACTATAGTATCAACTTGGAAAGGAGCTTCTTCTAAGCTATCCAAAAACTAATTCATCAACTGTTTGTCCATGAAACAAATCTTCGTCATCAACCGTTATTGTCATTTCTACAGTGTACTGTCTTCCCATTTTTATCATCCTCCGTTCTGCTATTGAAAGCAATTTTTCTTTGGGTTATTCTTCTAACATTTTCTCAACTTTATCAAGCTGTGACTGAGCCATTGACTTTCCAGTTCTATTGAGCATTAAGAAATATTTTAATACTGCCTTTCTATCTGCTTCTCTTACTTCTCCTTGCACAATATGATGGTTTAAGAAAACATTTTTATCTTTAGCCGATAAGTCATTGTAATAAACTCCGTTATATGGAAATCTATTCTCATAAAAATCAATAATTGTGCTTAATCTCTGCTTACCATCAAGTATTTCATATCCATTACCTGTCTCAGCCCATTTCTTATCATCTAAATGAATAAAAGCAAATTTACCTATATCAATATTATTAAAAATACTATCTATAAGTAACTGTTTGTCTTCTAATTCCCAAACATACCCTCTCTGATATTCAGGGTTCATATCTACTCCAAAAGCATAATACTTGTGGATAAGAGAACCAATTTCTGAATTATTAAAATTAATAAAAACTTCTTGATTGTTGCTAAAATTACTATTTCCATTTGTTAATGGTCGAATATCAACCCATGCGACAATCCGATATACCTGTTCTTCATAAGTTTTTCCATAACTCGTTTTACTAGAAATACAATGTAAACCATACACCTTTCCATCATACAACACTTCTTTTACTATACAGTCTTTTAATGCACCATATTTTACCTTATCTCCTACTTCAAATTTATAGGTTGGCTCATTCAGATGTGGTACTTCATCTTTAATAAAGCTTAACCCATTTTCTCTTTCTTGCTGTAACTGTTCTTCTATGGTTAATTCTTTATTTACTTTCTTTCTCGCCATTTAATCATCTCCTTCTATTTACCAAGAAATCGTCATTTACACTGGTTTATATTTTTGACGATTTACTTTCTGTCTTTCTTCAATAATAAGATTCAAAACAATTGTTAGCCTCCTCTTTTCATTTGAGGAATCATCCTCTCCGTATATCTTAGTCAGTTTCCCCTCATATTCTTGTTGTAAGCTACATAATTCTCTTTCATATTCTATCAATTCTTTTAGTGTCATATTTGTCACTATATCACCTCTTCCAATCTTCCAAACAAATTCTTAGCACCCATTACACATACAATAATACTTAACATCAGGTTCTCCACTGACATAGCGATAACCCATTTCTTTTATTAGCCTTAAACCTGAATTATACTGCTTATCATTTGTATAGTTATCTTTTCTTGCCAATTCATTTATAATTGATTCCATTTGAATTCTCCATTATTTACAGTGAAATTTTACCACTTCTATAATCTTCTATTTTTGTGGTTCTTTGCGTTTCATCTTTTGTATTTTTTATCTGCCATAGCACATATACTTGCTAATGTGTCGGTTACTATACTCTGTAAACCTTCCATTTAGTCAACCAATGATAAAATATCATTTCTATCAAAACCAATCAATTCATCAGATTCTATAATATCAGCTAATATATTAACAATTTCTTTTTGTGCTTCAGAATCCCATTCCATAAGCTCCTCTTTTATTATCTTTGCACCGTTTGATTTTGCAATATAATAATCTTCCAGTGTAGCAAAGAAAAATTCATATTGACTATCAAATGGTGGCATTTTACTATTCTTCATATCGTTTAAATATTTTAATGTTTTTTTTATCTTCCATCTACATTACCTCATTTCATCAATTCTTCAACTTCCTGCTTCATTATACTGATTTCCGACAAATCATACTGCTCAACCATTCTCTCAAATTCATCAGATAATCCAGTCATTTGTGATAAATCCTCAATAGCTCTTTCCATATGCTCATATGCAAAATCCAAATTATCCCATACTGACTGTAAGTTATTTTGCGTTTTATTAATTCGACTCATTGCATACCTCACTTCCTCTGCTCGTCAATTAAATCCAATACTTCGCATAAAGCTTTATATCTGCCTTCTTCTAAGTCATTCATATTGCGATTTACCGTTTCATTTTCTAAATCCTCAATAAGCTGCTCAATTTTAATTCTTAATTCATTCATCTATATTACCTCTTCCAATCTTCCAAGTAAATCATTCTTTCATTGGCTTCTTAATTACAATTTTTCTTCCACAAATCGGACAATAACCAATATTCATCTTTTTGTTAAAAGCATCTTCTGCGAAATCATATCCACAACAAAGTGTTACTCCATCAATCATTATTGTTCCATTCTGCCAAATTGCTAATGTTTTCTCTTTGTCATCTAAAATTTCTCTCGCCACATCTTTATCGAAATTAGTAACCTTTAATACTTCTTCCACACAGTCTGTAGGATAAGAAGAATAATCTACTGCGAATTTTTCTATTTGACTTTTTGTCATATCATTACCTCCAATCATCCAAGGAAAGTTAAATTTCCTTACCAAATGCTACTTTTATCTTGAGGTTTTCCAGTTTTAATTTCTAGTTTTCTGGTTTCACAACATTTTTCTACGCTTGCTTTGATATTCTCTTTAACGCATAAACAGCTGTTCTCATTATCGCATGTTGTAAAAATATCATTAAGTATAACATGAATACCCTCGATTGAATTAATATCTATTTTGTTTCCAAATTCATCTGTATATATAATTTTCTTTGCCATATCTTCCTCCTTAATTTGATAGTAAACTTAGATTTCATTTAAATTACACTTCACTTTCTAAATACTTTATAAATCGCTCATCGCATTCTTCTGTTCGTTCAGATTCAACGCATTTTCCATATAATCTCCTACAATCTTCACAAGTAAATATTGCAGCTTTATTAACATACCCATGATTAAAGTCATATTCTTCACACAATATATCGTTTAATCTTTCAAATTGTTCTGTTGTCATATTTGTAATCTGATCTATAAGAGCCAGCTTCATTCTATCAATATTCTTCATACTAAATTCTCCTTGTGTTTTTAATTAACTATAACACATCAGAGATTTTCTGCCTACGGACATCGTTACCGTTTTATGAAAACTTGGATTCTTGTTACCCTATATCCCGACAATATTCATACTTTCCATTTTCAAAATCATTAACAAAAGTATTTGTAATATCATTGCCATAATTTAATTCGTCAATCGTTGTTCCGTCCCCACTACGAAGTTCATCAATATCATATCCTTTACTTTCAAAATAATCATTGATTTCTTTATCAAGCATAGCTGCTTGTGAAGTCAGTTGTGCTAATTTATGCATTTTTCTTTGTATATCTTTAGATATTCTCATAATTTCTCAACTCCCATCTTCCAATGAAACTATTATTTATTGACTATAGCTTGATTAATAATTCCTATGTCATAACCGGTACTATCTAATCTTTTTAGTTCATCTTCTAAATCGCTTGCGATACTTGTTATAATACCGACTTTTATGTAATCTATAAGTATTTCATCCCATTCATTGCAATATAATTTTTCTGGATTATCTTCAACAATTTCCATTGTAGATTCTATAAAATCAGAAAATTGTATTTGTCTTCCAAAGAATGTTTCTATCATATCTTCACAAATTATTTGTAGATATTCCTCTATATTATGAGTATAAATCTTATTTCTATTTTCCGCTTCTTCATTAAATTTATATTCTTTGCTTATTTTATTGAATACATTCATATCAGTAAAAAGCCACCATTCTTTGTTGCTTGACAAATAGCAACTTGTTTCTTTTTTCAACCTAACTTCAATATCCTCCGTTAAATTATCACTCATTACAGTTCTCATAGTATCTACATCCCTTCTTATTAAATATTCTAAATAAGCTGTTACACTCATATTATTCTCTTTTGCTTTAGATTCAACAGTCGATTTCATTTTATCGGTACAACGAAACTTTAAATAATTATCTTTCGCCATTGTGGTCACACTCCTTCCCATAAAGATGTTACCACAATAATATCATTGTGTAAAGAAAAAGAGAATTGTATAAAATGCAATTCTCTTTTTGTATTCATATTATTCTTACACAACATCACTTAGCAACTCAATCACTTCATCAAGTTTCTCACTCGCTTCTTCCATACTATCAACAGCATCTTCAGAACACATCCCTCTATAACTGCTCTGCAATCCTTCGGGCATATTATCAAATGCTTCCTGTTCTTCATTCAATATAGAAGATAACTCACTTGAAGCTTTCTTCAAATCGGTTTTAATCAAATCAATTTGAGTTTTGAGTTGCCTTATCTTTTCTCTTCTCTGCTTATTCATTTTATGACCTCCCAACTAATGAAAACAAGTATATCCCCATAATTTATTTAATACTTGTCCATCACTAGGAATATTACTATAACTGCTCAATACCGTCTTGAGCTTATTATATTCATCTTCTGTGATATCAATGCCATAATCTCCCTTGGCAGTATTCCTCCAATCATATTTATCCTGGCATTCTGGACGGAAATACCATTTCTTATAAATCATTTTTCCTGTTTCTGGATCTTTACCAGAAAATAGACAAGTAATTGTTCTACCAGTGGCAATTTCCGTTGTAACTTGTCTGCCGAAGTAAGGATTGTACTGCATATAAGCCAATTTACCACGCTCAATTGCATCTTGCTTTTCATGTTCACTCATTTCAAATAACTGCTGTGTACCCCTTCCATAAGAAGTGTTATACACTTTACTGCTATTCACACCAACTGTAGAATATAACTTGACTCCGTTTTTATCAGTTGTCTCAACTCTTTTTACTCGTTCTCCATTGATGTAATCATTGCAAAGTCTGTCCATATAATGTACATTTCCATCTTTATCAACTGTACGAGTTGTCTTCTTCATATCATAATTGTCATACGCTGCTTTCGCAGCACTTCCTGCATAAATCCCTAAGAATGCTAATAGTCCTCCGAACATAATTATCAACCACCTTTCTTATATTATCTTCTCCATTTATCCATTTCATCAACGGACTTTTTATTGAGATTGTTATACATATCTCTTCTTTTTCTTGCCTCTTCTTCCTTACCACTTCTCCAAAATGCAAACATTAATACTAAAAATATTATACTTATAACTGTACCCATAATTTAAATCCTCCTATTTAACTATTCACGTCTCATTGTTACTATTCTAATTCTATCATACAATTTTAAACCTTGCACTATATATCCAAGTGTTAAAATGATGCATATAAATAAGTCTTAATTCATGCTCAAATCCTTTAATGACATCTGATGCATATAAAAATCCTTTATTATATCCTTCATAATTATTATTGGGTTCAATAGTTATATAATCTCCATGTTTATGTACTTCATGTCCTCTTTTGCACATTTCCTTCTTAAATTCTTTGTAATCAAACATAGTAATCACCGTTCTTTCCATAAAAATAAGAGACTTGCTTTTACAAGTCTCTTACTATATTCTCTATTATTCTATTTGTTACTTTAACTCATTAACATTGCCATTTGTCTTAATATAATTATAGATAGGCATTTGTATCTTTAGCATAATTTCCTTTAATTTTTCTTTTGACAAATTATCATCTTGAGCTTTAATTAACTCTGCCGCCTCCCTTGGTATCTGAACACCATACTCAACAGAAAATATTATTAAAGCTTCTTCAAATTTTGTAACATTTACTGTTTCGACAGCATATTGAAACGCTTCTAATAACCCCAATTTTGTCATATTGTACCTCCAAAAATAATTATATACATATTATATCGCCAATGATAATATTTGTACAGCCTTTTCTCTTCCTTCAGAGATAGTTGCACAACTACACAACCTAATCCAACCATTATATTTTTGTGAAAAACACCTAACTTCATATTTTTGATTATATTTGTTAATTTCCAGATTGCCAGTATTACGATTTACTATCGCACATTTTGTTTTATTTACTTTAAATTCTCTTCTCATAATATCACTCCAATCCAATAAAAAAGACAGATAATATATAATTATCCGTCTCAATTTAATTAATATTATATTTTATTCTTAATTACAAAATTTCATTTTGTTTTTCTAGTAATATTAATAATGCACTCATTGTCATTTTTTGTATGTATTCATCTTTGTCTACTTCTTTTTCAGTTATTGGCTGTTCTTCATTAATAAAATCATAATTTACATATAATGTAACTCCTGAATTATCCTTACACCAAACAGCAACAACTGTGTCGCCACCAAATTCAGTAATATCTTCTTTAAGTTCTTTGATTAAATCTGAACATTCAAAACTAATTTTTATTCCTTGTTCGTTTATAAATGCCATTATTATCATTCCTCCAATTTTTTAATAAATTCAAACCCATTTGCTGTTGTTTTCTTTTTAGTTCCATTTTTACGATAGAACCAATCGCCTTTTACAATACCCTCTTCGACTATTTCTTTTGCAACTGGATGTTTTCTAGTTCCAGACCATTCTAAAAAAGCACATCTCCATTTCTCTTCAGTAGGCTTTTCTTCATTCTTTTTCTCTGCCTTGTAATCTGCAAGTAATCTATCAATTTTTTCATCTGTTAAATTTTCTATTCTGCTTATATCCAAAGAATAAAAATCTGTCTGATTATAATGATTACTTGTATGATGCCACGAAGAATACCTCAAACAAACTTCTTTTAAAACTTTCACAGGTAGTTTCTTAAATTTTTCCATTGAGCATTTTAATCCAATTTCCTGTTCTTCTATTGTATCAAAAATATCTGCCTTTGTCCATTTACTTAATGGTTTCTCCCCATTTGAATAAGCATCAACCGCATTGTTACTCATTGACCATCCGCTATATCCTGCCATATTCATCAACCTTCTTTCTTACATATTATATCACACTTTATTTCTCATCCTCAATATCTTCTAAGCTGTCAATTCCTAATTCTTCCATAATATCATCACAAAGACAACTTCCATCACATTCAGTTCCATCGTATATAACAGTCATCTCTTCAATATTTAAAACATAACGACTTTCTTTTTGTTGCTTAAATAACTTTAGTACCTGTCTTAATAAATATTCTTTCCTATCCATAAATTTTACCACCATTTCTAATAGTATCTAATTGTTTACTTAATCATAACACATAATACTTTTGCATATTTATCACCATACCAATCTTCAAAATCTGCATAAATATCACAATTTGCCATCAATGTATTATTATAATCTTCCTGATTCATCAATTCATATAAACCTGCTTCCATGTCCTCAGTATAATTTCCATGTGGCGAATCATCACCAAGACTTACACAATTATCTCCATGAAAACAATTCGGATAATAGTGTCCTCTACTTAAAGGCTTATAAACTTCTAAATCTACATATTCTCCCTTATATAATTCTTTTACTTCACCAACAGTCATATTCTAATTCCTCCTTAAATATAAAATATTTTATTGATTTTTTCTGTCAGTTGTTCATTCTCAGAATCCAAATGAGCATAAATTGCTAAAATTGTATTAACATTTGAATGCCCCATAAGTTTTGCTGCTTGTTTTAAAGATACATCAGAATAATATAAGATAGTGGCATAATTGTGTCTAAATATATGAGCTGTTAATTTTGAATTTCCATTTATGTTTTTATCTATTATTCTCACTATATATTTCCACATCTTTGTATACTCACTATCTTTAAGATAATCTCCATCAACATTAAAAAAGAGCTTATCGTCAATTGTTTTTACATATGAAGTAAGCTCATTTAATAAAAAATCAGGTATAGGTATTTTTCTATTACTTGAATGTGTTTTAGGTTCTCCACATATCGGCTTTCCTTTAACAAAGTGGATTGATTTATTTACAATTAATTCATTATTTACAATATCATCTTTTGTTAAAGCTAATGCCTCTCCTTTCCTTAATCCACATCCATATAATATATGAACAAAAATTTTACTCATTGAATCACAATTAATATTCTTAACCGCTTTTTTCTCTTCTTTTGTTAATGCTCTTTTTTCGTTTGCCACATAATATGGAGTTTGAATAAAAGTATAGAGATTCCTACCAATAACTCCTTCCTCTTTAGCCAACTTAAATATTTGTTTGAGCGTTAATAAAATATGTTTGCATGTAGCTGGATTAGAAGCTCTATTATTAATAATCTGCTGAAGATCTGAAACAGAAATATAATTCATTTCCATTTCACCAATTTCAGGAATAAGATGATTTTCAATTATATTTTTATATAATCTCTTTGTATTATAAGATTTCATACTTTTAAATGTATTAAACCATTCTATTGAATACTCTTTAAATAACATATCATCCCTTCCTTCCATAATCTCAGTAAATCATCGCTTCATTATTTTTTCAATCTCTTCAAATTTTCCATTAACCATAAAACAACCGGCTTTCTTCTTCCATAATTCTTCAAGATTATTGTCTGTTATAAGTTTATATCTTTCTCTTTCTGTTAGTTCATATGCAAAACCTTCACAATTTCTCTTTTGAATTAATCCTAATTCTTCAAGTTCTCTATATTCTCTTATGTGTCCTGGTTCATAAAGCATCATGCCAGAATACATATATCCCGTATCGCAATACTCTTTTAAAAATTGTTCAAATAATTCTTGTGCTTTCTGTGTCATAATAACCTCCAAGTATACAATTATTTAATAGTTATATACACCAATATTCTTCGCCATCCATTGCTCTTTTAACTTCATCAATAGACAAATCATATAAATCAGCAACAAAATCTATTGCACTATCAATAGATTGCAACGAAGCAAATTTTCTTCTGTCTCTAAGACAACTAATAGCTTGCTGCAAATTTCTCTCCTTGTGTAATAATTCCTGCTGTTTAATTACTGCGTATTTTTCATAATTGCTTTGACTCATAATTTCACCTTCTTTATAAATCATTGTTTCCTATGCTTTCTGCTTAAAATAATACTTAACAATCTTTTTAAAATCCTTACTACTTGCATAAGCAACTCTAGGTTTACTTCCATCAATGTTAAATTCCGTTACGCTTAAAATCGCATAACCTTGTACCGTTAATGTGGCAAGATATACAAGTAAATTTAATTTATATCCAAGACTGTCAAGCTGAATTTCTTTTCTTAGTTTCTGTACTTCTTCATCATAATTATCATCTACTTCAATAATGTGTGCAGAAGCATATGTATTGATTTTATATAATCTATTGTTAACTTTTCTTACCATATTATTTTCTCACTTCCTTGTAAATCCTCATTTCATATTATTCTCAATTTCTTTTAACCTCTCTTTTGAACCACCAAATTCATAACATTTGCATGGTTCATTATCGACAGATACATCTTTCCCGTATTTCTTCCCAAAACATCTGCCAAGCCATTCTTTTCTACATAGCTGGCAGTTATGCATATTCATTTCATGTGTTATGTGCATATAATTCACCTCATTTTTAGAATTGTGTTCTAATAGTTATTTTTAAGACATTATCAATAATTTTCCATTCTCTGACTGAATAATAACCAAATTGTCTTATAGCTTCATTTGCATTATTATATCTATGCGTATCAAAGCTATGCATATCATAAATTTTAATATGATTATCTCCTGTGAAATTTTCTAAAAATTCTTTTACTTTCATATATTGCCTTTCCCTTGAAACTCTTGTTTCATACTTTGCATTCTCTATATTCTTTTTCAGTTAATAGTCCTTCATCACACATATTTTCAAGCGTTCTATATACAGCATTAGCTCTCCAACTTGCATATGAAAAACCATCAAACCCTCCGATAAGTGCATCTCTGTTTTCTTCACTTTGTTTTTCTAATTTTTCTGCTAATATGAAATTACGAAAGAAATATGCTTTATACATAGCTGCTTTAATTCTAAGATTCTCAACTTCATATTCCTGAGCAACTAATTTCTCTTGAGCTTCTAATAACTGTAACCCCATATTCCCTAATGGGCTTCTTTCAATTCTGTTTCCAAAATAAGTATAATTCATGTTTGTCACTCCATTTCTGTAAATCCATTTCTCTTTAAATACTCTATGTAATCTTCAATATCTGATTTCTTTTTAACCTCAATATCTTCTGGATGATAATATCCATAAAAAGCATTCGTATATACCTTATATGTTTTATTTTCCATATCAACAATGAGGTTATAATTGTTGGCACAATCACCACGTTTCTTCCAATTCTTATCAAGCCAAAATAGATGTAATCTCATATAAATCAACCATCCTTTCTAATTCTCTTCATCTATTACAATTCTAAATCCATACTTTTCAGCTTTCTTTTTATTAATAACAATTCTGTTTACAATTCCATCTACACTATCAACACTTTCTACAGATACTATTGATTTTGAATTGCAAGTCATTTTATCATAAGCTCCGATTGACATTCCTGTATAAATTCCAGTATCATAATTCCACGCTTCAACTACTGAACCAGTTTTTAATTTCTTTTTCAACATAAAAATCACTCTCCAATCTTAAAATGAAATTGCTATTTCTTACCACTTAATTTCTTTTACCATTGCTGTGTAGTATGGTTCAACAATGCTCACAAAAATCAATGTCGCATGTTCTAACGGTTCATATAATACACACTCAACTACTACTTCTATTTCTTTCCATTCAGATGCTTTCATAGAAATCCTGTCATCTTTCCGTGGTGTGAAATCAAGGACTCCTAAATTGCATTTTGTTATTTTATCAATCACAAAAATATTATTCATTTTCATCACTCCAATCTACTTAAATAATGTGTGTTTTCCATCTGCATCACGTTTCCATTCATATCCTGTAAATTCAAGAGCTTTTAAAGCTCCCATGTAATAACTCATATCTTGTGGTCTTGCATCTTTCATATTTGCAATAAACCACCGTTCGTCTAACCATTCTTCCGTTTGCTGCTTAATTTCTTTTGGTGTTCTCTTCATTTTAAGCACTCTCTTCTTCATCTTTAAAATAAATTTCAAATTCAATATCATTATTAATCAGACATCTGCAAACCCAATCAGCTATTGGCTCAAACTCTGCATCAGGAAGTGTCCACCAATCATCATATGCTTTTCTAACAATCTCTTCTGCCCTTGTAAAATCCTTATCATTGCAAGGAATTATTACAAAATCAATCCATGTATTCATATCAGAAAATACATTTATACATTTTGTAATTCTTAAATTTGAATTATTTGACATATTAAAAATCCTCACTTTCTATTCTATCTAACATATCCTCATCGACTATTCCTATAATTCCAAGCCTCTCACACATATCAAGCAACTTCATTAACTTAGTATGAGCCTTATCTGTTTTCGTTTCTGTATCAAATACCGTATCATCGAATCCAAGCATTTTATAAATATCTTCCAACATAATTTTGCACTTCGCTTTCTATATTTCTACACATTTAATAGACCATTCAGGATGACTATTTAAGATACACTAATCCGTTCGTTACCTTACAATTCATCACACTAAAACACGACATGTCCAAGTTCATCTACAATTGCACTTTTATACATTTGTATTACCTCCTAAATATTCATCAATTTTTTCATATAATTTGTCACAAAGATTTAATATTCCTGCTGTTCCATTTTCATTATCATCATCATAAACTTCCTCTGATGCTTGATAAGCTAAGTCTGCTATTTTCTTTAATAGTTCTTTCATTTCGTTTGTTACCATAAGTTACCTCACTTTCTTAATCCCAGTCACTAGGCAATTCAGGATGACATTCATATTGAAAATCATCAGCATTTAATTGATTGTGTTTCAAACAATATTCCAATTCTCTTCTTGTTAGATTTTCACATAATCCTTTTATATCTACACATTTTCCATCCATTTCAGAATCATCTACATCAAATTCCCATATTGCTTTTACTATCATTTTTTTGTACCTCACTTTCTTCATTAGAAACAGTTCTTTCCTTTGGTTTTATGCAACCTCTTTTATTTCCTTTACTGTTTCTTTCCAACAACTATCAATCAGTCCATAAACTTCATCAATATCATATCCATGCATCTTACATCCCTCTACACAAAAGATTGCATATTTAATAGGAAGTTTAACATCCTTATCCAGTTCTACTTCTAATACAGAACCACCACCAGACCAAGAATCATACAACCCACACATTGTTTCTTTTCCAAGAACTATATAAGATTTTGATTTTTCATTCTTTCGTGGATCATATTTTCCTTTTTCGTCATATTCTTTATTCTGTAATTCGATTAAATCAAACAAATCAAATAACGGCATTTTTACAAGAAATGTTACAGTTGCCATATGTGATGGAAGATTTTCAAATTCCTGTATGCAGCTTTCTATAAATTTGTCTTTGTTTTTATCTCTATCTACATAATATCCATCATCCCTATGTACTTGTTTACATGCCTTTCTTAATGCAGTTGCTTTACCTTGTGTTTTTGCTAACCATAGCATAGATGATTCTTTGTCAATACTTCCATCTCCTGAATTTCCATACCAATTCAGAACATTATCGCAAACGCAATCGTAATTCCAATTACCACAATCCACCATAATATTTACTTTGACTTCATTATTAAAATCCTCGGCGTTGTAATAAAAATATGTATTTTCTCTTACATACTCCCATATCTCATTAAAATTATCTGTAAAATACTCTTCCTCTTCATCCGTCATTTCTTCACGAATATCCTTTTCAAACTCATCTTCTCCATACTCCATTGCATAATCCATAGCCCAATCAGCTAATTCATCATTAAATGCCTCTCTTGGATTATCATGCTCAAATATCTCTTTTAAGAAACTATCAGAAAGTTCTCTTTCTCTGTAGTCAGTATAAATTTCGATGCCACCATCTTCATTTACACCCCACATTTTCTTTAATATTTCATCTATTCTGGTTTTTAATATTTCTATTGTCATATCAATCAACCTCGCTTTCTTCCCATAAATCAATTAAACCAGGTAATACATAACCTAAATCTATCCAACTAAATTCATCAAACTCTTCAAGTTCTTTTAGTTCATCTTCTGTTGGAATTTCAGCACCCATAATTCGCTTTACATCATCTTCTGTTCCACCAGCTTCAAGTATTCTATGTAATGTCATTTCTAATGCACCAGAAATATCATCATTTCCTTTTACTGTGATTGCATTCCGTGACCAATATTCATTGCAAAGATGAAATGTTACAAGTGTTTCATTTTCTTCCAATAAATCTTTTAACTCAATCATTTCGCTTACCTCCTAATTTTTTATATTTCTCAAACACTTCTTCGCATCTCGCTTTATCACTGCTCCAAAATACTAAATGTCAGGAATAAACCCATTCTCCATTTTCAAAATATTTATATTTCTCTTGGATTTCCCATCGTTTATTCCAATGACTTCCAATTCCTTCAACCATTTTGTATTGCCGTAATTGTACCATTTCGCTTACCTCCTACATATCCTGATTCGCTATACTATCTAATTCTTCAACAATACTATTCATATCTGTATTAGTAAGTTCTCCAACCGCATATAAGATTTCTGTCAATTTTTCATATGCTTTAGCACCGCCTTTGGTGAATGGCTGCCTTCCACCATCTTCATCAATTATTATCTTGTCTAAGAATGGTTTTTTACTTCCTAATGCTACTAAAATATCTTCTAATGTATTCATAGTCACACCTCCATATTGTTGTTAATCCATGCATTAATTTTTGCTGTAATAGCCTCTGTATTATCAAAGAAAATACCTTTATATCTGCCAACAAAAATTAAATCCCAATTTGAACAAATTGAAATATAAACTTCTGTTTGAATTTCATCGTTAGGACAACAGAAAATATATAAATCTTTTATATCTTCATCCGTAATTTCTCCGTAATCTTTCCAATCATCAAATGTAGTTTTATATCCAATTCGCTTTATAGGCGTAATTAAGTCACCTGATTTTACTTTGAACACACAATCAGGATCACCCACCTCATACCGTGAATCTCTTTGCAATATAATCATTTCATTCGCTCCTTCCAAATAAATAAGACAGACACATTTGTTTGCGTCTGTCTTATTATTCTCTGTATTAAACCTCAATTACTTCCCAAGTCCATTCATATTCTCCATCATAAGATGAAAGATATGCTGAACCATCATCACTTATTGTAAAATCAATCGAATTCTTATCTTCTTCGCTTGCGTTATTCATTTCTTCTTCATAAGTATTCTGTGCATCCTTTTCGAGAAATGCATAAGCATCATCCTCATTATCAAATGTATTATGACTTGCGATTTCCTTTTCGTGTACTGCATAACAAATTACTACATATTTTTTCATATAAATCACCTTTTACCTTTCTTAAATTTCGCTGTAAATTACAATTTCCTGTGACTTTATTCTGCCATATCTAACATCAACATACTGTTTGCATCTGCCAGATAATAGCTTGTGTTACACATTACCTTGCTGTATTCAACTTCACCCTCAAAATCGTTTACAACTGCCTTTTCTTCTGATGTCATATCAGAATATTTTTTCTTTCCATATGAAGGTGGCAGCCATCCTTTATGTTGTGCTCCAAATATATTGAACTTTTTCAACAGCTCTTCATTTGTAAATGTAATATGGCAAGTTCCTTTCTTATAAAAACTCACATTGAAATACTTCAATACAATATCTTTTGACTCTCCATATTCTTCAGCAAATTCTAGTGATTGGAATAAATCAACTGCTTCTGTCAAGCCACCATCGAGATAATTGAAACATTTTTCAATATCTCTTAATTTGCTTACTACTTCATGATCAGTCGGTTTAAATCCACCCCATGAGTATTCCAAATCTCTCCATCCTCTTAGTGGAATAATTACCTTTTTGTTTATGATCCACGCCTTATTTGTTTTCCATCCATTGAAATAATGAATGTTCTTGCTGCATTCATCATAGTAGGAATATTTATTACTCAATTCTTCAAAGAGTGAAATAATTGTATCTTCAATTCCCTTTATGACTTTCTTACTCATATCAATTTTCAACTCATATATATTGTGCAATGAAAATTCATAGTCTTTCAGTTCTTCAACTTTGTTGTAATATTCTCTCTGCAAATTATTTGTGAGCTGACCAATAAACTTCGGATTATCAAACAATGCTGACCAATATTTACCACGAATTTCTCTTATATATCCGTTTACTGATGCACTATCCTTTCCAATACTAAGATTTAACACACAACCACCAGTCTGTATTGTCTGTCCCGTCTGTTTGTCTTTTCCAAACTGATATAGAATATGTGGTGACATTGCATAATACTCTTTGATAAGTTTTACACCTGCTTCGATTTCCATTTTATACTGCTCAACTATTGCCTTTAAAAAATCATTTTCTGCAAGCTGCGTATTTTCTGTATTATATGTATATTCTCTCTGTTCCTTAGCTTTCTCTAAACTATCAAAGATAAAAGAATTTCTCTGTACATCTGGAAGTTTTACCTTTATCAATGCAATCTCAACATTTGTTTTTCTCTCTGCATCCATGAAAGCATCCTGAATATACTGAATGTCTGCGTTGTATTCTTCTAACATTCTATTCAGCATTATTCTTTCATTGTTACATTCATTCTTTAATGTCTCTGCATTAAGTAGACAAATAACAGCACCACCATTTCTCTGTTGCATTTCTAATGCTTTCAACAGATGTTTACATCCATTTGAAAACGGAGGATTCATAATAATTAAGTCATATTCCTTCATTGTGTCGTATGTCAAAAAATCATCATGTACAACTCTGAAGTTCTTTTCCTTTAATACTGCCCGTAAGTTCGTATCATTCTCTATGCAGTCAATATTTAACTTAATTGTTGTGTACCATCTGTTATTAAAACTTTCCTTTTTCTTTAATGCTTCAACAATATTTCCCTTACCTGCTGATGGTTCAAGAATTGTGTGTATCATTTTCCAATCTAAGCCATCAAGCATTTTATCTATAAGATTTTGCGGTGTTGGGTAGAAATCTTTGTTATCTGTGAACATATTTATCATTTCCTTTCCTTTCATTATAAAAAGTGGTATATTTCAACCACCTTTGTTTTACACTGTGCTAAGTTTTTCAGTTGGATCATATTTGAATATAAATCCCTTCTTAAAGCTACTGTAAAATCCCTGTAATGTTGCCAACTTTCGCTTTACATCTGCAAAGTCCGACTTTGACAACTCTGTATCAGGTTTTACTACAAATAACTTTTCACCTGTCTTTGTGTGTACATCTTCTGTTACAGTGTATGTGATTTGTGTTTCTGTCTGTTCTGTTGTATCATTCACTGTATTATTCTTTGTCTCTTTAATGGTTGTATTTAATTTCTCACATGGATTTTCTTTGAATAAGAAAGCATGTTTGAATTTACTATAATAACCTCCAAGAGATTTGATGTACTGATTCACCTTGATATATTCTTCACGGCTCAATTTCTCAACTACTTTTGCAAGATATATCTTTTCTTCTGTTCGTGTATCTGTGTCTTCTGTCACTTCATAAGTATATTTGTTTACATCTACGTCAGTTTCGGTTGCCTTTTCTTCTGTCTTATTTTTATCAGACTTAACAACTTTCTTTACAACCTTTTCAACCTCATAAGGTGTTTTAACTTCCTGAATTTCACACCATGCAATAGCTCCTTTATTTATCCATTTCATAAATCCATCAGTCATTGTACCAATAAACCAATGATTAGCTTGATTTGCATTTCCTGTACATTCTTTTGTGAGTTTTCCATTAAGTTTATATGCGTGATAAGAAGTTTTTCCATCCTCATATACAGTTGCTTTAATTCTGTAAACATATCCCTTATTTCTGCCATAATTGAATGATGATTTTAAGATAAAACACTGACCATCTTTGACGCATCCGTTTTCTGTTTCAAAAGCTTTGTTTTCCTTTTTATATTCAGTGACTTTTACCTTTTCATATACAACTCCGTCTCCTTCTCCAAGCATTCCACCACAAGTAGTATCAATTTTATTGATAAATGCTTCAAACTTGTCCATGAGCTCTTTATCTTTTCCCATTGATTCAATGTGACTGTCTGCCTGTCGTGCTGCGCTTTCTTCATCATCATTCCATCTACCCATATAGGTTGTTATCAAAGATTTCTTATATTCTTCTCGCTTCATAGTTCTGAAATTCTGCATGTCTTTCATGTAGCCTTCATATCTATAATAGCTATCAATATGAGCAAACTTTAAGATTCCGTTTCCTTTTGCTACATAGACACCATCTTTTTCAATATGCCAATTCATTCTAGGTGGATTTGCCATATGTCCAGGAATGATACCAGTTACAATATATTTTTCAGAAGCTTCGCTTTCCTTACTCCGTAACTTCTCAATCATTTTCTTTGCTGATTCTTCTTCCTGTTCGCTTGCTCCTCTTTCCATTGTCATCTGTTCAAGCTTTGCAATCTTTTCTGAAATACTTCTATCCTGAAGTGTTCCGTCATAATTGTATTTGCGTATCTCTTCTGGTTTTGCTTCACTACTACAATTTACAACTAATGTATATCCATTTTTTGTAGCAATTCCATTCCAATAAGCAGGATCGTAATAATCTGTCATCATGTCGCTATGGTCTGCATGGTATCCGAACACTTCCCATCCGTCCATTGCCATAAGTTTATGTGCCATCATTACGCCTACATCCTGATATTCATAATAGGTACTCATAAAAATCGACCTCTCTTTCTTGTAATAAAATAGGCAGCTAGGTATTTATTCTCCTAACTGCCTTTGCGATTACTATAAATTTATTGCATTTCCATCTTCATCATATTCAATCGGTGCAATGTGAACCGCATACCCGATTTCTTTTTCTTTGTCATAAATCTCCATTGTGCCACTGGCACAGAATTCGAATGAGAACCGCTTGTCATCCGATTCAATCAGCTTAATCAGATGATCCGTGAGTTCATTTAAGTTCCGTGCATCCTCTTTTGACTTTTCAATGCTTGTTATTTTGCTTCGCTCCTTTTCATAAATCTCTAACTTATGTAACAAATCAAACATTGCTACATATCTACCCTGATTCCGTTCTTTGAGTTTATCATTATCATTCTGCATTGCATCATCATAATCTTTATTTACTTTTCTAAATTCCTCTGCAATAATTTCAAGAATTTCATCCTTTGTCTTGCTACATGTATATTTTGCCATTTCTCTTCACCTGCTTTCTACATTTCATCAATAGCATTGTGCATTCGTTCTTTTATATCTGCTAACTGTTTATCTAAATCATCAAAACATTTCTGTTTTGCTTCATCAGATAATTCCATATCTTGAATCACCTGTTTATCTCTCTTAATAGAATTTAATTCATCCATTAATCTATCAAAATCATTTGCGTCTCTTTTTGCATCATG